AAGTTCTCGACCCGGGGGCGGCCGTTTCAAAAGACCATTCTCGAATGCTTTCACCCGAATTCCGGGGTGAGTGATTGCGTTGTTTCCGGGGGAACCCAACTCGCGAAAACAACAATCCTTTTGCTCGGGGCCGCGTATCGCATGGTATGGCAACCGCTCCCGGCCTTGCTGGCGGTTCCGTCCATTGACTTTGCGAAGAAAAAGCTAGTGCAACGGCGCTTGCATCCTTTGATTAACGAAAACGAGGTTTTGGCGGCCTTAAAGCCCGACGACCCCGACCATTTCAGTTTGACCGAAATGCATTTGCGCGGCGGGGAATTGACCCTTGCCGGGTCGGGTTCGGCAACGAACCTTTCCTCGATTTCGGCCGGGTTGATCTATCAAGACGAATGTTGCAAGTTCATCCACCGGGAAAGCGAGGACGAACCCGAGGCGCATCCGATGCACCTGGCCGACGAACGGGCGAAGGATTTTCAAGACCTCGCTTTTCGTTACAAGAGTTCCTCGCCGAACTCCGAACATCACCCATTTTGGCACGCATTCGAAGAGGGTTCGCAAACTCAATTTTACGTTCCTTGCCCGAATTGCGGGCATTATTTCCCGTTCGAGTTTGTCCGCGAAATGGACGGCGAAGCAGATTCCCGGGTTGAATATCGCTCGATTGTTTGGGACTCTGACGCGCGCGATTCCTCGGGGCTTTGGGATCAAGATAAAGTCAAGGCAACCGCCCGCTATGTTTGCCGGTCTTGCGGCTATAAGATCCAATCCTCGGAAAAGTCCGGGATGCTCGAAAGGTTCGAACTCAAGGACGGTAACGAGGGCGCGGGAAAATCGGTGAAATCATTTCTTTGCCCGTCGTTCCTCTCGCCGAACGTTTCCTTTGGCGAAATGGCTTGGCAGTTTCTCCGAGGGCATGATTTCCTTGGCTTGCAGAATTTTACGAACTCTTGGCTCGCCTTGCCGTTTTCCGAGGTCGCGGCCAAAGTGACAGACGCGACAATTCGCGGCCTGGTCAATAAAGAATACCGGCGGGGGGTCATTCCTCGCCCGCCGCAATCCTTGATTGTTTTGGCCGACCCGGGGCAAACTTCGGGTTGTCATTGGATGGTTTGCGCCGTCATGGATGACGGGGAAATATACGTGATTGATTGGGGAAGTGTTCTCGGGGTGGACGATTTGAACGAACAACCGCGAAAGGCAAGTTACCCGTTGGCGGGGACAACTCGCCGCCTTGCTCCGGCCGCCGGGCTTTGCGATTCCCGCTATAATAGCGATGCCGTTTTTTCCCTTTGCGCTAGATCCGGCGGGTTCTGGACCCCAACCCGGGGCAGTGACGCGACCGTCGGCCATTGGACGGCAACCCCGGTTTCGAGTTACCCGGGGATGCGGTTGATTGCGTTCGTTGATCACGCCTTGAAAACCGAGCTTTACGGGCGGCGCATTGCGGCGGGAAGTCCCCCGAGGGTTCACTTGCCCGCAGATGCCGACACGGTTTTGATTGCCCAACTCTCCGGCCAACAACAAGACGCGAGAACCGGCAAATGGAAGCGGTTGCCGAATGATCACCTTGGGGATTGCCTGAAGCAAGCCGTTCTTTACCAATGGGTTTCCCGGGCCGTTATGGCGACCATTCAAGGGGCAACGGCCCGGGGCGGCCGGTGAGGCGGGCCGGGTTTTGACACGCCGCGCCGCTAATGACGGCGCGCGCGGCGGCTTTGGTAGAATTTCGGACCGAGGACCAAATCAAGGAACTTTGGCAGGCGGTCTTGACCGCTTCGATTGAACGGGTTTCGGTCAACGTTCACATTAACGCAAGCAGTAAGCCCGACGGGCGCGCTTCGTCCGGGATCACTCTTGCGACCATTGAGGAACAAGAGGCTTTCATGCGCGATTGCCAAGCGGCGCTTGCCGCCAAGCGCGCCCGGCAAACTAGCGGGGCAACCCTGACCGATCTTTCGCAAAAACCTTTGCGCGCCTAAAATGACCAAAGCCCAAAAGAAACGCGCCCGCGCGGCGGCCAAAACCCGGCAAATGTTCGCCGCCGCGAACATTTCGAAAGCTTCGCCGAGCTTGATCTTGTCCGGTTACGAGGCGGCGAACGATTCCCCGATGCGCGGTTATGTCTATTTTCCGGGCAAGGGGGACACTCGGCGCGAACTCGATTCCCTTTCGGACCGGGAAATTCGGCGGCGAATTCATTGGCTTTGGGCAAACTGCGGGATCATTCGCCGGATCATTCTCGGGCAAGCCCGATTGCTCGGGTTCTTGACCCCGCAACCTTTGGTTGGCAACGAATGGGACCGCCTCGCCTTTGATGCGTTCCAAAACCGGGCCGGATCGCCCGGGGTGTTTGACCCTCGCGGCCGCCTCGACTTTTACACGTCGCAAATTCGAACCAATATCGAGCGCCGCAAGGACGGCCGTTGCTTGGGCGTTCTGACCGAGAACGAAAGCGGTTCGGCGGCCATGATGCTTTACGAGGCTTCGCAAATCGAAAGCGGGGGCGCTTTCTCGGGTTACGAGGAAGGGGTTTTGACCAACCGGAACGACCGCCATTTAGCTTACAGTTTGCGCGACGGTCGCGACCCCTCGAAATATGTTTCGGTTGGGGCGCGAAATGCGATTTATTTTCCCAATTGGGACAATATCGGCCGGATTCACGGGGTTCCTCTTTTGGCTCACGCCGTCCCCAACATGCTCGACGTTGTCGAGCTTCGCGGGATGCGCAAGCACGGGGCAAAACTGCATTCCATGGTTGGGGTCGTGGTTGAGCAAGGCCAGGGGCCAATGATCCAATTGCCGACCGGCGAGGTTTTGGGAATGCCCGCCGTTCGCGAGGTTCAAGTTGACGAAGAGGTCGAGGTTGAAGTTGATGACGGGGCCGGGGGGACAAGGATTGAACGCCAGGTTCAAACCGTGACCAAGCTTGCTCGATACGAGCAAATGATGGGGGACGGCGGGATTCCCTCCCTGCAACCCGGGCAAACCCTCCGGGTTGTTGCCGATGACCGGCCGACCCCGAACAACCTCGAATTCGAGCGAATCTTGATCGCCGACATTGCCGACGGGGCCGACGGCCCCCCGGCCGCCGTCATTTATCACTTGGCCGACCTCAAGGGGCCTGGCGTTCGTTATTCGATGGAAGAGGTTCGCCGCTGGATTCGCCTTGAGCATCGCCGCCAGGCGCAAGAGTGCCAGCGGTTCTATGCGTATTGCATCGCCAAGGAAATCAAGGCGGGGCGTTTGCCTTTGCCGATGGCGAACGGCAAGGAAGTTGATTATTGGCGCAAAGTCGCCTGGATTGGTCAACCTTCGATGACTATTGACGCGGGCCGCGACGGGGCCTTGACGATCACCCGGCTTGAATCCGGCCTTTCCACTTGGGCGGATGAATGGGGCGAGCGCGGCGAGTTCGGGCGCGAGAAAATCCGCCAGCGGGTTCGCGAGTTCGCCGAAGCCAAGCGCGACGTGATCGAGGCGAGCAAAGAGTTCAAGGTTGACCTAAACCTCGGGGAAGTTTTCCCGCGCTTCGCGGGCGCGCCGCAATCCGCAAACCAAGAGGCGGCTTAATCCTTTTTCCAAATCCTTCGATTGATCATGAACTCGATTCTTTGCAAACTCCTTTCAAGTCCTTTACTCATGGAACCGCACCGGGCGGCCGCGCAACTCGCGGCGCTGGCGCAACGCGGCGAGGCGCGCCCCTCGGCGAGTCTTTCCTTGAACCCGGCCGCCGCCTCGGGGGAACGGGTCGTTCCCGGGCTTGGGGTTGGCATTGTGGAAATCTCCGGGGTGATCGCTCGCCATGCGGGCGGATCATGGGGCGGGGTCACCGATACGGCCGAACTTGAACGCGAGCTTGCCGAACTGGCGGCCCGGCCCGACGTTCACACGATCATTTTGGGGATCAACTCGCCGGGCGGGCAAGCCTCGGGAACCTTCGAGGTTGCTGAGTTGATCGCCGAAATTGCCCAAGAAAAAAGGGTGATCGCCTGGATTGATGACACCGGGGCAAGCGCGGCTTATTTGCTGGCGAGCGGGGCAGGGGAAATCTACGCGATTCCCTCGGCGGCGGTCGGCTCGATTGGTTGCGTTTTGCAAATCGAAGACGCTTCGCAAATGTTCGCCCGGCTCGGCTTGAAAATCGAAAGCTTCGCTTCGGCACCTGGCAAGCTTCGGGCGGCCGACGGTTCGCCCTTGAGTGACGACGACCGGGCTTTTTTCCAAGGTCGGGTTGACGAACTCGGGGCGCGCTTTCGCGATTTCGTCGCGGCGCGCCGTCCCGGGGTTTCCGCCGGGGTTCTCGCCTCGGGGGATTACGGTTCGGCGGGAACTTACGGGATCGAAAACGGCTTGATTGACGGGGTTTTCCCGTCCTTGCGCCGTATGGCCGAACGGGTTCTTTCCGGGGCGGATTGACAGGGGGCGACGACGAACTCGAAGCAATCAGAAAAGCAACCGAAGCAATCAAGCAATGAAACTTTCCCCCGAGCAACGCGCCCGCCTGGTCGCCCTCTTGAAGTCCTCGAAAACCGGCGCGCTTTCGGAACCCGAGCGCAAGGAACTTTCCGCGCTCGCTAACCTGGCGAGCGTGTCGGGCGAGCTTTCCGCCATCGAGGCAGAATGCGATTGCGGTTGCGGCGATTGTGAAAAGCCGAGCGCCCCGGAAACCCCTGCCGCCACGGAAACCCCGGCCGCCCCGGAAACCCCGGCCGCCCCGGAAACCCCGGCCGCCCCGGGGGCAACGGTTGGGTTGGGCGCGGCGATCCAAAGCCTTGCCAACCTCCCCGGCTTGATCGCCGAAAACCGGACCTTGAAGCAGCGCGCCGGAACGTTGACCGCCGAGCTTGCGGCGGCCCGGACCGAGCTTGCCGCCGTGACCGTGGAACGCGACCGGCTCGCCGAGGAAAACCGCCAGGCGACAGCCGCCGCGCAATCGGTCGCCGCCAGCGTGACCGATGAACTAGCGCAACTTTCCATTGCCCCCGCCGCGATTCCCGCCGCCGCCCCCTCCGGGAGTGCCGCCGCCGGAAACGTCGGGGCGATGAGCGAAACCGAATTTGCCGAAACGCTCGCCTCGATGACGATGGGCGAACGAATCACGGCGACCCGGGCGCGCAAGGCGGCCCGCCGGTCCAAGTAATCGAGGGAAGCAAACCGCGCCGACCAAGAACCAAACCAAAATAAACTGATACTATGCCAATTAGCATTGATTCAAAGCTGAAAATGACCCCGATCATTCTCGGCGCGGCGCTTCTCGCGTTCCGCCGGGCGATCATTCCGATTGACCTCTTTTCGAACGTCTTTTCTGACGTTCCGCGAGGGGGCAACGAGAAAATTGCCGTGCCGAAATTCGGCTTGCACACGACCGCCAGCGTTAGCCGGGCCAAGGGCGCGTCTTATATGGCGCTCGCTGGCAACGCCAACGTTGACGCCGTTGAGGTCGCCTTGAACAAGAACAAAGTTCAAGTTCTCGGGGCCTATGGCGAGGACATGGCAAACCAACCCATGTTGAGCGAGGCGAACCTTGAAAAGCTCGGGGCGCTGGCCGGTGAGAGGCTCGCCCATGACGTTTTGATGGACATTTTCTCGGCGATCAACCCGACCAATTACACGGGCGGGGGTTCGGGTCATGCTCCGGTTGTGGCGCATAATGATTTCGATTATTCCGAAGTTCGCGACCTCGCCGCGAAATGCACCCTCGACAAATGGCCGACCGTTGGGCGCGGCTTGATCGTTGATCCCTTGTATTCCGCCGGGATCGCGAAAAGCCCGTCGGCGCTTGATGCTTCGCAATCCGCCGACCCGAGCGTTTTCCGTGAGGGATTGGTTCGCCGAATCGCCGGGTTCGACATGGTCGAAACGGGCGCGATTACGGCTTGCGATGACCTGCAAGACCTCTTTATTGGCGGCTTCGCGGTTCACCCTGACGCGCTTTTCGTCGCGTTCGCCCCGGTCGAGCCGACCCCCGCGATTCGCGCGCAACTTTACGATTATCAAATCGTCAAGGACGAGTTCACGGGGATTGTCTTGGAATACAAGCACCTTGCTAACGCCGACACAAACCAAGAGGCGCGCATTATCGAATGCCATTACGGGTTCCAACCCGGCAACGGCGATGCCTTGAAGCTGATTCGCTTCGATTCCTGACCGGTCTTGCTCTCACCTGGCCCCGGGGGGGGGTTCCAACCCTCCGGGGCTTTCTCCTTTTCCTTTCCCCTGATTTACCATGAAACTCGGCTTGATCATTCTTTTCAACGCGGCGGGCGATTCCGCCGAGGTTTTCGAACCCGTCGGCAAGCTTTCCGACCGCCTGGCGCGCTTCAAGGAATTGCGCGCCGCTGGCGTTGCCCCGCTTCCCGGCTTTTCCCGAATGGTCGTCCTCGACGTGAAAGAGGGGCGGCCCGAGGGATCGCACCGGTTCAAGGCGATTGCCGGGGCCGTTTCCGAGGTCGCCGGGCGCGCGGCCGTTGTCGCGGCGGCCGCTGGATTCCCCGGAATCGCGGGGATCGCCTCGGGGGTCGCCGAGCTTGCCGAGGGGGCGGAAAACCTCCCCGGATTGGGCCGCAAGCGGGTTTCCGGTCGCGACCGGAACCCGGGCGACGGTCAAAAGTAAGTTTTTTGTGTCAAGTGTGGCGAGTCCGGCCGGGTTGTCTTCGGGTGAAGCGGCCCGGCCGGTAGCTTCAAAAGAGCATGAACGCGCAACAACTCACCGAATTTGAACGGCGAACCCAAGCGTTCGACGAAGCCTTGACCCCGCTTTCGGTGACGATTGGCGGGGTTGTTTATGCGGCGGGCGGCTCGGTCGCCGAGGAACGTTTCGAGCGCCTCGAACTCGGCGGGTCGGTCTTGGCTCGGGAGTGCCATTTTACCGTTTCCAAGGTCGTTTTGCCGGTTCCCCCGGCAATCGGCGAACTGGTCGAAATCCTCGGGTTGCCCTTTGAAGTCGTCAAGGTTGGCGGGCTTGATCCTTATGACCCGAACTGGTCTTTCCGAGTTGAACGCGGCTTTCAAAGTTGAAGCGCGCCCCGTCCTTGATGACGGCGGCCCCTGTTTTGCGCGCGAGGTTCTCTTGTGCCAATACAACGAAATCACGGCAACCCGTTTTTTTCACCCGGCCAGCGGGGAAAGCGAGGTTGTCGTTTCCGAGTGGGACGACCGTTTTCACGATCTTTTTCCCCCGAGGGTTTCCCGGCCCGCGACCGAATCCGAGCGCGCCCAAGTTGAAGAATTCTTGAGCCAATATGATCAACTCGACCCTGGAACAATCGTTAGCTGATTTTCTCGCCGCCTGGTTGAATCGGCCGGGCTTTTCGGAAATCGAGGTTCGCCCGGCGCTTTGCCCGGATGAACTCCCGCCCTTTGTGCCGGTCGTGATTGTGCAAGTTGCCGGGATCGAGCATGAGGTCGGCCCGCTTCGAACGGCAACGGTCGTGTTGCGCTTGCAGTCTCCCGCGCGCCAGGTTGGGCTTTCCCGGCACCGGGAACTTGCGGCGGTTCTTGGCCAAACCTTGACCCCTGGCGCGTTTCCAGCTATGGCGGCGGCGGTTTTCGAGGGGGCGGCCGCCGATCTAGTCGGCCATTTCGAGGTTTCGAACCAAAGCGGCGAGGACGGCGGCGAGTTTTTCACCGAAAGCCAAGTTCGGCTTGCCTTGATGATTGGCGACGATGCCCTTTTGAATCCCGATCACGCGGCGATTCCGGGAGGGTTCGGCCCGGCGGCGATTCTCGCGGCGCTTTTCCCGGCGGGCTTTGTTTCCTACTTCGGCGGCGATTGCCGTTTTGTTGATGCGCGCGCCGGGGCGGTTCGGGTGACCCTCCCGGCCGCCGAATTTCAGGCGGCGGTTCGCTTCAACGCGGGCGGCTTGCTCGACTCTCTCGGCGCGCCCCTGGCCGGGCTTTTGTCCCCGGCGGCGGCGATTCCGCACGATGCGGCGACGGTCACCTTTCCGGCGGGGGCCTTTGGCGTGGTCGGGATCGCCTCGAAAGGGTTCGTTGCGCGAGTTTCCGCCGAGCGCCTCGTTTGACAGCGGGGGGAATCTATGCCGTGTGGAGATATTTTCAACGTTGGAACAACGTTCGGGATTGCGACCCCGTCAGGTTGCGTGGTTGAGGAATCCAACCAAGAGGACACCGTCGAGCTTGACGAGGTTCGCGGGGGCAATGGCGAAATTGCCCGGGTTTGTCCGAAAACCTACGGGGTCCGAACCGCCTCGATTCGCGGCCGGGGCGACATGCCTCACGCAACCCTTGTTGCGGGCGGAATTACGCTCGGTTCCTCTTTCGTGACCTCCCGAATCCGCCGTGAGAAAAACACGGGCGAACCCTCTTTTGAAATCAACTCGAAAGCCTATTTCAATGTGAATGAACCCGACCCGGGGCCTTGAGTAGTTGCCCGCGCCGAAACTGAAACGAATTTTAACCAAACTTAGAGAACATGCCGAATCCGTGTCAAGACATTCAAGGGGTGAGGTCGGTCGATTTCACCCTCGCGCAAGAATTGGAAATCGAGGCGACGATCGAGGAAAGCGAGCCTTTGCTTGATCGCCTCGGGGATTTCGTTTGCGCCGAAACCTATGGTTCGCGAAACAACTTCACCATTGAGGGCAAGGGCGACGTTCCCGACGGGGTCGCGGCGGGCGGTTCGGTGACAATCGCCGGACTTACAACCGGTCAGACCTTTGTGAAATCGGTTCGCCAGTCTCAAAAGGGCGGCGACTGGTTTTCTTGGACCGTTAGCGGGACGAATTACCCGTTCGCGGTTGCCCCGGTCTAATCGCTTTACGCTATGGCGGGAGGCAAAAAGGTTGCTTTCGTGGTCGTCAAGGACGGCGCGCCCCCCGGGCGTTGCCGTTCTTCGGCTTTGGCGGCGGCGGCCCGGGGCGCGGGTTTCGAGTTCTCTTGCGAACATCCTTTCTTGCACTGGATCGAGAAAACCGCCGGGGGCGCGGTCCGCCAAGTCACTTGGACTTTTGACGGAACGCAAAAAGTCACCCTGGACGGCGAGGCGATCAACTTTGCGACCTTTCGGGAACGCTTCGAAAGTGACGAATGGGTTTCCGGTCATCCCGATTCCTCGATTGCCCGCTTTCGCCAGATTGCCGAGGGTTTGCAATTTTGGATGAACGGGATTCTTGCCGAACCGCCTCACGCGATGGTTCGGCGGGGGAAACGCTTCGCCTTGATCCCCATGACCGCCCCCGCCGAGGCGCGCGCGAAGATGCTCGCCGAACTCAATTCTTGATTCAATGAAGACACAAAACGCCACCGAACCGCCGTCCCTTGTTTTGCAGAAAATGAGCCGGGGACATTTGCGATTGATGCGAAAAATGGGGCTTGCCCTCGCCGAGTTCGACGGGGAAACCCCCGAGGAAATCGCCGCAAAAATCGCCTCTTTGCCCAAGGACCAACAAGAACGAGAGGGAACCGCTTTCCTTTGGTTGATGACCCGCGACCGGGGCGACGTTTTGCCGGGCGGTTGCGTCAACGCGGCGGTTGAAAGTGGGGAATGGGAAAAACTGGTTGAACGTTGGGAGTTCGACCTTGACGAAACGACCGCCCGGGCGGTTCTCGCGGCGACCCGTCCAACCCGGGCCAAGTGAACCCGCGCAACGCCAGTTTGGCGCGCGCTTGGCTTTCGCCCGGCCTGGTCGAGTTCGGCCAGGTTCGGGCACGCCCCTTTTCGCTCGGTTCGCTTTTGTTGATCGAGGAACTTGGAATTGAGTTCGGCGCGGGTGATCCCGACGAACCGGCGGCGCTTTACGTTTGGGCGCATTCCGCCCCTCTTGACCAAGTCCTCGGCGCGATTTACGCGGGAACCTGGCGCAAGGCGTTTGACCTTTGGGAGTTCGAACAAACCGGTTTGCAGTTTGGCGAAGAGGTCGCGGCCTATCTGGAAGGAATCGCGGCGGAAATCGAGGCGGGTCAAGTCGAGGTCAAGGAACGGCCGCGCAAATCGAGCCTTGAAGACGACCCGGAACCGCCCGAGGTCGTCGAGCCGTTTTGGTTGGCCGGTTATCTGGTCATCTTGGGGGAAAACTTGCGAGCCTCACGTCGCGAGTTGCTTTGGTTCTTACCTATCGGCCAGGCGTTCCAAGTGATTCATGCGGGCTTGCGCAAGAATCGGGCGTGGACGGTCCCCCCGGGCGCGGCCGAACTGGCGGCGAAAGTCGCCGGGGAAGAAATCGAGGAACTTTCCGAGCTTTGCGAATTGCCCGGCCTGGTCGGGGGTGACGCGGAAACTTTGGATTTCCTGGCGGGCTTTGACTTGGGGTGAATCCATGCCCGGACAATACAATTCTTTCCGGCTCGATTCCCGGCGCTTCGAAGCGGCCTTGCGCGAGGCGATGCCGACGACCCGCAAAACGGTTGACGAATTCTTGATGGTGCAAGGGCGCGGCCTGGTCAAAACTCTGATTGCCGTGACCCCTCCGAGTTCCTCGCCGAACATGAGCGCAACCCAAGCGCGCCAGGCGGGCGAGGCGGCGGTCGAGCGCGACGTTCGAAAGGTTTTCGAGCCAACCCGGCGCAATGGGGTGAACCGGGTCAATTTGCGCGCCGAGGTTGACAGGTTGCGCAATCCTCGAAACGGTCGGGTTGGTCGGGTTCGTGATAAAATCCCGGCGCGGGCGGCCGACATAAACGCGGAAATTCGCCGCCGCAAGGCGGGGGTTGGGCGGCTCGCCGCCGGTTGGGTTCCCGCCGCGAAACGCTTCGGGGTGTCTCGGGTTCCCGCTTGGGTCAAACACCATTCAACGCCAGGGGCGGCCCGAATTTCCATCGGTCGGAACCGGTTTCGCCTGACCGTGACCAACTCGGCGCGCTTTGCCGGGGGAGTTCGGGGCATTCACCGGAGGGTTCAACTCGCCTTGAACATTCAAGCGAAAGCCATGGAAACGGGCGCGGCGACTTACTGGCGCAAAAAGGCGGCCAGGGCCGGATTTGACTTGACTTGATGCCGTGGAGATTACCGCCGAAATGGTCCTTGATATTTCCCGGGTTCGCGCGGCGGCCGCCGATGTGCAAACACAGTTGCGCGGGATTGCGCGAACGGGAAGCGAAACGGCCGCCCGCTTGGGTGGCAGTTTCGGCCGGATCGCAAGCGGGGGGATCGGCCGGGCCGGTGACGTTGCCCGGGGAACCTTGGCACGCTTTCGGGCGGGGATCGCGGCGACGGCGGCGGCGGCGGGCGGGGCGGTCGCCTCGTTTTCCAATTTGATCCGGCAAGTTCTCTTTTTGGGCAACGTCTTACTTTGGGCCGGGGGCGCGGCCGGGGGCCTGGCCTTTGCGTTCGGGTTCCTCGATTCCGTCAATTTCGAAGACAAACTTTTGACGGCCCAAGTCTTCGCCCGGTCCTTGGAAAAGGGGCGCGACATCATGGAAGAAATCGCCGCGTTTGCTCCGGTGACCCCGCTGGAAACGGGCGATTTGGAGGACGCGACAATTGCCCTTTTGAACGCGGGGATTGCCGGGGGTGACGTTGTCGCGGTTGTCAAGGAACTTGCCCAAGTTGCCAAGGACGGCGAGCAACTCGGCGGCCTGGCCGATGCCCTCGGGAATGGTTTTGCCAAGGGCAAATATGACCTTGAGCAAATCAACAAGTTCTTGGAAAGGAACGTCAACCTTTTGCCCGCCTTGCAAAAGGTCATGGGGCTTTCGCCCTCGGGGGTCGTCGAGGCAATCAGCAAGGGCAAGGTTGGGTTCGAGGAAATGCGGGCCGCGATTCAATCCTTGATCGGGCCGGGCGGTCAGTTCTTCGGCTTGATGGAACGGCGCTCGCAAACCGTCGCCGGGCTTTGGTCAACCCTGGTTTCCGATTTCCGCCTTTTGGGCCGGGACGTGTGGGAAAACTCGCTCGGCGCGGCGGCCGACATTTTGCGGGAAATGATCAAGGTCGTTGAGGGGTTGCGCGCCGGGGCCGAAAAGTTCGGGCGCGAACTCGCCGCCGGGCTTGATTACGCGCTCGGGGCGTTCCGGGTTTTGATGCAATCAAACGACCTCGGGGCAATCCTTGGTTTGGCTTTCCGAAAGGCAACCCTGGAATTGCAAAACGGCTTGGCATTTGTCGGCCGATTCCTGGCGGGGCTTGGCGACGTGTTCGGCGCTTCATTCACGCCGACCGCTTCAAAGGTTCTTGGCCTGGCCATGAAGACCGCCGGGGAACTCTTGGCGCATGGTTTCCTTGCCGTCCTTTACAAAGGGATTTCGGTTGCGCTCGGGATTCTCAAAACCGGCCTTTTGGACGCGATGGCGGCGATTCTTTCCGGGGACTTGGGCAAGGCGGCCAGCGGGTTCGCTGGCGCAACCCAACAACTCGACCAAGCTTCGCGCGAAAATATTTCCTTTGCCAAAACCGATCTTTTCTTTTTGCAACAATACGGCGGGTTCCTGGCGGCCGCGATTGGCGGGGCGATCAAAAAGACTATTCCGCTAATCCCGGGGGTCGCCAAAAAGGCGGGGAACGTCCCCGGGGCGACTGATCCGGCGCTCGATTCCGCCGTTGCCAAGCTGATCAAAGAGATTGAAACCGAGGTTGCCCGGATCACCAAAGAACGGGCCGGGCGATCCGCCAAGCCGATTGACCCGGGTCAACCGACCGGCGCGGGGGTTGTCCCTCTTGAGGGTGGCGAAGATGAAAAGGGAAAGACCTTTTACCGAACCCCGGGCCGGTTCGCCTCGGCGGTCAACCGGATTGCCGGCCGATCAACCAACGATCTTGTTTTGGTCGAGGCGACGGCGCAAACCCGGCTTTTAAAGGGGATTTATGAGAGGCTTGGAAAGATCGAGGGGAAAATGGACCCCTCGGCGGAACCAAGTAACGCGGGCCGCTTCGTCGGCAACCGTTGATTTCAACTTGAGAACATGAGCGAACCGCATAATCACGGGGACGGGCCTTTTCATGGGGCGACGGTGAGGATTTCCCGCCTTGGGCTTGTCACCGTGCAAATGAAATTCGTCGCCGATACGTTCGCCGACATTTTCCGCATTCGGCGCAATTGGACCGAATTTGAAGGGTTGCCCCGGGCCGACCTTGACGCAAGCCAACGGGGCGCGGGTTGCTTTGATCTCACCATTACGTTCGAGGGGACGACCCCGGAAACGGCCCCGGGCAATGAAGAGGGCGGGCAAGAATGGGAAGTGATTTCGGAGTTCTCCGAGGAACCGGTTGAATCGCATTTTCTCTTTGACCGGATCATGGAATATTATTCGGGGTATCTGGACGGGGAAGGGCGCGCCAAGTTCCCCGAAACCCTCGAAGTTCCGAACCGCAACGCCGGGCCGTCCAAGTTCCGCCAAGAGAAGCAAATCAAAAACCCGATGTTCGGGGTTGAAAGCTATTTTCAAACCGGTTGCATCGTTCGCCTGACTACGGTTGAACCGAGCGTTCCGAGGGATGTTTTCCGCTTCGCCGACCGAGTCTTGACTAAACTTCCCATTACTGACCTTGCCGGGGTTGATTGGGGAAATCGGAACTGGTTGGAAATGCAACCGCAACCGCGCAAGCGGGGCAATGCGGTTGAACTGGTTCGAGAATTCAAAATGAGTCCCCCGGGCGGTTGGCCGAAATATATCGTTGGGTTCATTGATCAACGCTGACCTCTTGAAAGATGGGTGTTCCTCGCGAACTGCAAGCCGAGCCTGGCGATTTGATCTTGCCGAAATGGCTCGCCCTTTTGGAATGGGCGGAAAGCTTGAAGATCATTCCCGGCCCCGGGGTTCGCATCGCCTCGGGTCCGAACGGGACGACCGTTCGGGCGCTGGCGCGGCGCGGTTGGTCCCATCCGTTCAAGGTCGCCCTTTCCCGCGATGGGGTCCGGGTTTCCGCCGGGTTGCTTGACGGCGGCCGGGTCATGATGGCGGGCGGGTTCCTTGATGGCAAAGAATCCGACGGGGTGACCCGGGCCAAAGGGTTCCCGGTCCTTGAGTTGAAAGAGAAACCCGAGGACGGCGCGCAAACTTGGGTTGCGATTCGGCGCGGCGAGCCGGTCGGCGGCAAGCCGACCGCCCCGGAAATCGTCCATGTTGCCCGCCTGGATGGGGACAAGGAACAACCCCTTGCCGTGGTCACCTGGCGCGACGGCGCGCCCCTGCAAGCGTTCCAAGTGGTTTTTCACAATTTGCAAAGCGCCCTTTCGAGCGCCCCGTCGAGCGCGGGCAAGGTTTATTTCTTCCCCGCGTGAAACGCAAGAAATCGCCGCCGCCGCCGCCGTCCTCGCCCGAGGGGTTCGAACTTCCCGTTCGGCGCTGGAATGCCCTCGTTGATTGGCTCGCCAAGTATCGGCCCCTTTTGATCGAGGCGGCCGCCTCGCGCGTTTTCGCTCATCCGTTCCGGGTTTCGGTGGACTGGGCGGCCGCCGAGGGGGTTGCCCTTGCCCGCCTGGTCCCCGGGTTCGTCAACGGGCGCGCCCCGCTGGTCGCGGCTTTCGGTGAGTCCGGCCGGGTCGAGCGCGACTTGATCGAGTTGCCCCGCCTGGCGCTGGAAGGGTTCCGGCCCGAGCCGGACCCGCCCGCCTGGTTTGCGGCCCGGTGGAACGTTGCCAAGACCGAGCCGGAAACCTTGACCAGTTTGGACGGCCCGAGCGCCGGGGCGCGCGAGGTTCGCGACCCGGCATCGGCGAGCCGGGGCGGCCCGCGCCGTTTGCTCGCCCTTGATTTGATCCTCTCGCAAACCCGCCCGGCGGCCAACCTTGAGCTTGACCCGCAAACCGGGCTTTACGGTTTGCGGGTTTCCGGGAGCGTTGGGGCGCGCGCCCGGATCGCGCCGAGCCGGGCCGCCTGGCAAGCTCGCCGGGAACCCTCCCCGCTGGATTTGCTGGCCGGGGGACACGTTGACGCGGGGGTTGATTCCGTCCCCGTGGCGACGGTTTACGCGCTTTCTCCCGAGTATTCCGAAGCCGAGGAACCGGGCGAGGGGTTCCTTTTCTTTGTCCGGCAACGCCTGTTTTGGAACCTCAATTATTCGGCCAAACTCCCGCCCTTGCTCGCCGTCGGGGCCGGGTTTTATCGGATCGGGGATGTTTTGCCCTATGGCGGCCAAATTATCAATTCCCTGATTGCCGACCTCGAACGGCGCGACAACCTCGCCGCCGCCCTTGCCGGGGACACGCAAGCGGCCGGGCGCTTTTGGACGATTTGAGCCATGGACGAACCGAAACAACCCGACGGGTTCGGCTTGCGCCGAAGCGAACGATTGGAAGCGAAACGCAAGGCGCAAAAGGAAAAGGCGGCCGCCGAGCAACCGCAAACCTTGAACCCGCCGTTCCCGTTCGAGGTTGTCCCCTTTGACCCCCGTTTTTTCGGCTTATGAGAATCTTGGTTGCGGTTTGCGGCGCGAAGCTCTCGGGCAAATCCGAGTTTGCCGACCGGCTCGCCGGTTGTCACGGGTTCGAGGTTCTTTCCTTCGCCGAGCCGATCCGGGCGGCCTTGCGCGCGATGGGGGTTCCCGAGGAATACTTGCGCCGCGATGCCGACAAAACCCGGCAGATCCCCGAGCTTGGCGGGGTGAGTTTCCGCAAGGCGGCGCAAACCCTCGGGACGCAATGGGGCCGCGAAACTATCGGGGCCGACCTTTGGGCAATGAACCTCTTTCGGCGGATTCCGGCCCGAGGTTTCTTCGTGGTTGATGATCTTCGCATGAAAAACGAGGCGGAAATCATTCGGCGGCTCGGCGGGCAAATTGTCAGGGTCAACGGCGGCCGCTCGGGCGAATTCGATTCGCACGCAACCGAGCAAGAATTTCAAGAAATCGTTCCCGATTGCACGATTGAAAACGCCGGGACTTTGGCCGATTACCGCCTCGAAATTGACCGTTTCGTTTCCGGCCTGGTCCGGGCCGAACTCGGCGAGTTGCTCGACCGCCTCGGCGCGTGATTGACACGGGCCGGGCGGGGAATGCAAGCAACCCTTTATTGTGATCTTGGCGGCCAAACTCTCGCCGAGTCTCTTGGCGGCGGCGGTTTCTCTTTTCCGTCCTTGGTTGAAAATGACGAGGTCACCTTGCGGCTTCGGTTCCAAGCTCGGGGTGACAACGAATGGTTTGAAACTGACCGCGAGGTTTTCGCCTTGCAAGCGGGGATTGGCCTGGTTGATGCCCGCCCGACCGGCGGCGCGTTTTACCTGCCGTTTCCGGGCGGCGAGGGGTCCGACCCGCTGGCCTTTGATTGTTCGGCCGACACGTTCAAGGCGCGCCTCGCGCAAGCTATGGGGGTTTCCCCTTCTACCCTGGAAGTGATCCGGGAAAACGGTTCCTTGATCGTTTACACGGCGAACGAATGGGAATTTGAGGACCAAGCGAACACGCTCCGGCCGTTGTCTTTCGTGGAAACCGAGCGGGTCGAAGTCTCGCCGGGTTTTTACCGTTACGAAATCCGCTTGGTTCAAGCAAATGTTGCGTTCACCGATCAATTCACCCGGGAATTGCCCCCGGCCCCCCGTGTGGAGATTATCCAAGAGGCGGTTGACCAAGAGGGGGTTGTGATCGCCCAAGTTGAAAGCCTCACGTTTTCCCCCTGGTTCCGGGGGGTTTACCGGTTGCGCCTCGGTTCCCGCGCGACCCGCGAGCTTTCCTTGATTGACGGCCCCGACGAAGTCCTCGCCGCCTTGCAAGAATCCCTTTGGACTCCGGCCGAACTCGCCGACGGGGCCAAGTTCGAGGTTTCCGACCCGGTCGATTATGTTTTGCACGTCGTTTTCGGCGGGGGCGTTGCCGGTCGCGAGTTTGACCCCCTCACGGTCGAGGTTGTGCAAACCCCGCCCGGCGACGTGGCGCTTTCCTTGGATTTGAAGCGGCCCGAGCTTCGCGACCTCTTGCGCGCCAAACCCGCCGTTGACGTGGAATTTTTGATCAAGGTTCAAGTTGCCGATGATTCGGCCGCCGAAGATGACCTTGAGGCGCGCCGATGGGTGACCGCCTATCGGGGGCCGGTTCGCTTGGTTCGAAGCTTGACCCGCCCTCGGGCCGGGGCCGAACTGGCGATTCCCTGGCTTCGCCCGCCGAGTCCCAAGGATTACCTGCCGTTTTCGAGGAACCAAGTGATTGTTGGAACCCGTCACGCCGTTGCTCCCCTCGGGGCGGGCCTTGAACAAGAGGTTCAACATGGATTGGGAACGGTCAACCTCGCGGCGGTCATGATTCGCGAGAACGTGATCGGCGGCCGCCGGTTGCGCGATGACGAATTTTCGGTTGCGTTCGATTCGGTCGATTCCCTGACCCTCACCCTTTCCATTGATGGAAACCCGACCTTCGCCCCCGGCGATTATGTCGCCATCATTGCGGCGGCCGGTCCCGAAGAACACTTTCTTTCCCACAATCACGAAATCGGACAGGTTGACGGGTTGCAAGTGTTCCTCGACAACCTCGCGGGGCGGCTTGATGCGGTCGAAAGCTTGATTCCCTTGGGGGCGCTGGCGGCCCGCCAGGAACAAACCGGCGAGGTTATGCGTTGGACCTTGCCGAAAGTCTTTCGGGTTTTCCCGACCCGCGAGGAAATCGCCCCGTTCGCGTCCATTGCGGCGCTCGACGTGAAAGGGTTACGCGGGGGCGGGTTGTTGCAAGCCTTGAACGATTCAACGGCGGATTCCCTCCCGATTGTCGGCGGGGTTGTTTCCGAGCCGGTCGGGCAATGGGCCGGGGTTCTCCATCGAAACAATACGGTTTTCCCGGTCACCTTGCCGGGCGGGCTTGGCAGGAAACCGACCGTTCTTCAACCGGCCGAATTCGCAACGGTCTTTTGGGATAATTCCGCCGGTATTGGTTATTGGTATCGCCTGACCAATTACGGGGAAAGCTATAAAAACACGTTCTACCCGTCAGATTTCGAATATACGCTTTTCGAAATCCCGGTGACTCGCGAAGCCTTTGCGCTTCGCCGCGAGTTGTTCGTTGATTTCTGTTTCGAGGCGGCAATTCTCAAGACGGCCGCCCGGGCGCAACTTTCAATCGTTGTTGAGTTCGGCGACCCCGACGAAGACACGGGGCCGGTTGGTCCCGTGCAACCGAACTTTTCGGTGATCAAGTGGGACCGGTTGAACCCGGCTTTGAACAAGCGAATTTACCTGACCCCGCTTCCAACGGTTCACCGGTTCGGGGTCCGGGTTCGCCGGTTCCTTTCCGGCGGCGAGGACACGGTCGAAACAAGCGCGATTGTTTACGGGTCCGAATCCGTCGTTGAAGCGGCCCCGGTCAAGAACGATTTCGTTTTGCGCGCCCGCTTTTGCCGGTTCGATGCCAACTCGAACCAAATGGAAAACGCGACGGGGATCACGCAAGAATGGTCCCCCGTGGACTCGCGCGGGTTGCTGGTAATTCGCGGCCTGGATGTTTCCAGCGGCGAGGGCGACGGCCCCGGCTTTGCCGTGATTCGCTAAACCTCGTTTTGACGACCGCCGAAAGCCGAACCCGTCCCCCGTTTTATGCCCGTTCCCGTAATCAATCAAACAACCTCGGTTCTGGTTTGGGACCGGGGCCGCTATCATTCGGCCGCCCTTGCCCTCGCTCCCGGTTCCTCGGCGGCGACCTCTTGGGCGGTTCTTTCTGGCGGGTTCCCCGAGGGGGTCGCCTTGAACACTTCAACCGGCCGGATTTCCGGGACTCCGCAAGCCGAAGCCGAGGGAAGCGTTTTCACGGCGGCCGTTGTCGCCCGCAACGCAAGCGGCGATTCGATCCCCTTAACGGTGACTATCGGGGTTTATTGGGCCGACGTGAGCCTCGACGGGTCGGTTGAAATGTTTTTCGACCTTGATCACGGCGGGGTTCGTTTCGCCCGGCAAACGGAGATTGACGAAAAGACCGGGGCCGCCCTTGTCCGGTGGAAGCGGGGCGACGTTTTCCCGCTTTCGGTGGTCTTTCTCAAGGGGGCCGAAGCGGTCGATTTGTCTCTCGAATTCCTGGCGCTGGTCATGGCCGAAGAAATCGACGGGAAAAAGTATCGGCTCGACGACCAAACCTTGACCCGCCTCGGGATCGCCGACAAAGCCCGTTACCAAATCGCGGTTGACCTTTCGGCGCAAGGTTTGGCCGGGTTGCTCGGCGGCGAGGAATCCCTTGATTTGAAAATTGAAATCGAGGCGAAATTTTCCTTTGCCCAAAACGGCGCGACCCGGACCGCAACCCGAAGCTCGCAAACCTTTGTCGTTCGACTCTTTCAAGACCTCAAGGCGTGAATTCAACCCCGCTCGAACTCAAGGTTCAACCCTTGATGCACTTTCCTTTCGCCAGCGCAATCGCGCGGGCCGGAGGGTTTTCGATCCGCCTCAAATCGTGGGACGGGTCGCCGGGCGGGCATGAACTCGCCTGGTTGCGCTACGAATGCGGCCTTTGGTTTTATCGCAACGCCTCGGGCGAGCGGGTCGCGCTCGGCTCGGATTATTCGGCCGCCGATTTGCTTTCTTGGGAGTGGACGACCCTTGCGCCGGATTGCGACGGTTTGACGGAAGTTTCCGACCCCGTCGAGCTTGCCAAGATTCGCCCGTTCCGTTTCGGTTCCGAAATCGTCCCGGTTGATTCCGCCTTTTCCAATCCCAACGGTTGCGCAACTCCGGTTGTCCCCGTCTTTCCCCCGCTTCAACCCGGGGTTTCCGATCCTCCCGGGGTGATCGCCAACCCGATTGTTCCCCAACCCGGAAGTTCCGGCGGTTCATCCGCCGGGGTGTTTGGGTCCGGCTTCGTCGCGGGCCAAGGTTCCGGCGGCCCGGGCGCGCCTGGCGGCGGCGGCGGCGGCGGCGGCGGCGGCGGCGGCGGCGGCGGCGG